TATGCATTCGATTCAGATGAACCAGAATACATTTATAAATCATTAAGTAAATATGATTTATTAAAAAGTAACGAATGGCCTGGTGTAGGTAGAATGCGTGTAAAAGCTAATATTACTGACGAAGATGCAATTAAAAAATTCTTAGATGGTAGATATTTAACTTTTAGCGCAGGGTCTTCTACTAATAGACATGTTTGTTCTATTTGTCATTCCGATTGGGCTTCTGATGGTCCTTGTGAACATAAACATGGTATGGATTATGATGGTGAAACTTGTGTATTTATTTGCGGTGATTTTAATGTTCATGAAGGTTCAGTAGTTAACACTCCAGCAGATAATTTCTCTCAAGTAGTTTCTATTGAAAGAATGAATGATTCTGAAGTTACATTGAACGATAATCAAATTAAAGACAATAATGAAATTCAAATTATTTTAACCGATTTTGAAATGGATACCGAAAATGACATTCAAGACCAGAGAGGATCTTCCGATGAGTCCAACGCCAATCAAGAAACCAATGAAACCAAAAAAGACAACCAAGAAACCCAAGAAGTACTAGACTTTGAATTTGAAACAGAAGACGAAGAAACATTTAAAGTTCCTGCTGGTGCTAAGGGTAATGCTCAACAAGTACTAGACTGGAAAGAAAAATATGGTTCAGAAGTAAAGGGTATGACCTCTGTAGGTTGGGCCAGAGCAAGACAATTAGCTACTAAATCTGAAATTGGTCTATCTACTGTTAAACGCATGGCTATGTTTAATCGTCATAGAAAGAACGCAGAAGTAGATCCTAAATTTAAATCAGAACCATGGAAAGACCGTGGGCATGTTGCATGGTTGGGTTGGGGAGGTACTTCTGGTATTGATTGGGCTGTTAAAATTTCAGAAGCAAATAAAGATGAATTAATTCAAAAAGAGAACGAGGTCAATATGACAATTGAAAACAATTTAGAAACTGATAAAGACTCAATTCAAGAAGAAGAATTGAATATTGATTGGTTTACTTTAGATTTGGCTTTAACTGCATTGATGGTGCAAGAAGATAAAGCTTTATCTTCAAATGCAAGAAATAGTTTACCAGATGACGTATTCTGTGGTGCAGATAGGTCTTTCCCAGTACCTGATTGCGCGCATGTTACAGCAGCTAGAAGATTACTTAATCAAGCTAAAGTTTCTGATAACGCTAAAAAGAGCATCAATCAATGTATTGATAGAAAAGCTAAAATGTTAAAATGCGATAATTCTAAAGATGAAGAATTTGAAGAACTTTCAAAGAAATATGAAGATTCTTTAGAAAAAATTAAACAATTAGAAGAAAAAATTGCTAAAGTTCTTGAAAAGTTAGCATCAAAAGAATTAAAAGAAGATAATGAAGAAAAAAATGTCAATTTTGATGATAAAAAAAGTGTCAATAATGACACGGAAATTAATGTAAATAATGACATTAATTTTTCATCAAAAAATGACATAAAAACTATTGACTTGCTAAGTAAAAAGATAGAGAATCCATCTGAACACTTAGGAGCTACCGAAAAAGTTAATATCGTTAATAAAACTAATTTAGGCGCTTTTGAACAAAAGATTGTAGATACCTATATTAGGATTAAAGATGAATATGGCTTGAATACTGCTGAACAGTATTTGTTATCTCAAGCAAGTTATTTACCACGTGGTTTTCATCCTGAAAAAGTTTAATTAAAAATAACATAGAATAGGAGTTGCATATGGCAATTGATAGATTCCAGAGTAGATTTAAGACTCGTAATGATTTGATGGATCAAATCACCCCCAATAACGTTGTTCAAACAAACGTTTCTGTACCTGCTGGCGAATGGAAACCTGCTGCTTGGTTACCAATTATTTGGCAAAATCAAAGAAGTAAAGATTATTTCGTAATGTCTGCTGGTAAAATTGTAAGTTTCTTTGCAGACGGAAGAATTATTCCTGCAGGTTATTTAGCTAGAGCAGCTGCAGCACAAGATGCAGACCATGTAATGCTTACTTATGAACAAATGGATCAAGATGCACGCGTTATTGATTTGACCACTGGTAAATTTGTAGATTTGCAAGGTGCTGGTAGTAAGTCTGTTACTCTTGGTCAATTTGTACAAGCTTTGGCAGATCACGGTTTAATTTCTTTGGATCATCCTGGTTTAGCACAAGATGCTGAAATTGAAGATTTGCAAGCTGCAGTTAATGAATGTATTTCTTCTCCAGTTGGTGTTCTTTCTTATGACGTATTTGTATGGGCTGGTGATGACCCTGCACATTTACATTTTACAAATTATCAAAAACAACATTTGATTCAATTCTTTACAGATATTCAAATGAAAGTTCCTCAAGTTGTTGAAGGTACTGATAGTAAAGTTATTGCTGCTGCTGATGTTATTCCTGGTGCTACTTTGGCTACTATGGCTAGATACACTGGTCTTCCAGTTGAATCTCTTGTAGCTGTACAATTAGGTCAACCTGGTAATGTTGCTGCTAATACAACTAGAACTCCTATCAAATGGACAAATTTAGCTGCTGGTGCATCTACACGTTTACGTAGCGGTCTTGACCTTCTTGCAAAAGAAGGTGACTGGTTTGTAGATGAATTCTCAGCAATGCTTTTTGTTTATTCAAATGCTGGTGCTGGTGTAGCTCTTCCTGCAGTATTTGCAAATAAGACTATTCAATTCTATGTATATGACGGTGCTGTTTCTACTCAAGAACGCATGCAACATTTTGTAGGTTCTGGTAAGCCTGGTGATTATGTAACATTTGATGAAAATTCAAACTTTGTTGCTATTCCTAATGGAAGCTTATTAGAAGCTATTACCAACGGTATGGTTTGTGGTCGTCTCTTAACAGTATTCAAGGAACCAAAGAGTCTTCTTGAAAGAGTACGTACTGGATTCCAAGGCGAAGAGTTTGGCCCAACAGGTAAGATGCCTGGTAGTGCTACTCGTGGTTTCTCTGATTTGATTACTCTTTCTCAAGAGACAGTTGCTGATCAAATCGTTGTAATCAATGTTAAGATTCAATAATAATAATAGGAGATAAGTAAATATGACAACTTTAAAGTTAATTGATGGTACAGAATTAGCATTGCCTAGTAATAAGAAAGCTGCTTCTCGTTATCTAGCAGATATGATTCGTAATAATGGTCAACTAGTAGATTCTGAACAAAAAGTTTCTTGGAAAGCTTTTGCTGAAACAATTAGTCCAAAGAACAAGGATATGGTTAAGGCTTCTGAAATTACACCTTTGCTTCAAACTGCAATGGAAATTTTGATTCGTGAACCAGTTGAACCCAATGCAATCATTACTCCTCTCTTTACTCGTATTCAAGCTCAAGGTCTAAATACCCAAATTTTGATGGGTGCTATGGGCGCTGTATATGCTGGTGATGTACAAGAACTTGGTACTTATCCAGAAGTTAATTTCCAAATGGGTGGTGCTGTAAGTACTGCTTATATTGGTAAGAGCGGTATTGCAGCTTCTTTCACTGATGAAGCACTTCGTTATAGTACATTTGATATTATGGCAAAGAATCTAGAATTGATGGGTAATGCATTGGTTCGTCACAAGGAACAAAAAGCAGTTGCTTTCTTGAAGCAATTGGGTACATCTTTGTATGACAATATCAATCCTTCACATTCTATTTATGGTGTAACTACTGGTCGTGGTTTGTCTGCAAATAAACTAGTTGGCAATGGTACTCTTTCTATGGATAACCTTATGCGCGGTATGGCACATATGGCTGAAGAAGGTTTCTCTGCTACTACATTACTTATGCACCCATTATTCTATTACTCATTCATTCAAGATCCTATCTTGCGTCAAATGATGTTAATGCATGGTGGAGGATCTTGGTTCAATGCTTATAGCGGTGCACCTGGTGTTCTTACTCCTTACAACAATGGTCAAATGGGAGCTATGGGGCCAACAAACGGTACCAAGATTAACAATGGTCGTGGTATTGGTACTTCTGGTCAAGGCGTGAATGGTTCTGAAATTTCTCCAGTTACCGCTCGTTCACAACAAGCTACATCTGCACCAAACCTTCCAAGTTACTTCCCCTTCAATTTCCAAATCCTCGTATCTCCTCTTTGTCCTTATGATCCTGAATCAGAAACTGGCGATATCTTCTTGCTCTCTGGTGGCAATGTTGGTTATCATCTTGTTGACGAAGAACCTACAACTGTTGAATGGCGTGATGAAAACACTGAATCTGTTAAAGTTAAAATCCGTGAACGTTATGGCTTCGCTGTTGCACACGAAGGTCAAGGCGTTGGCGTATTCAAGAACGTTAAGAGAAGTGAACAATTCTGGGATGGTACCGTTAAGGCTCTCGCTGAAATGGAAGACCTCTCTGAATCTGGTGTAAAAGGTCAAATGTAATAAAATAATATTGTAGAAATACAATATCTGTAATATAAGATAAGGGGAGCGTTGAGCTCCCCTTTTTTATTTATAGGAGAAAATAATGAGCTGGTTTAAAGACAGAAAAGAATTAGAAGAAAATTCAAACGATGACTTTAATTACGACCCTAACAATCCTTATACTCTTATGATAGAGGAAGAAGAATTTATAGAAGTTAAAATAGGTGCAAATAAAAATGACAATAAATCTACTGACGAATCTAAGTTACCCACAGAATCAAACGACTAATGTACCAATTGGCACATCTATTCATTTGATGTTCGATAAAGAGGTAGATGTTGAATCGATTAAGTCTAGTTGTATTTTGATGGGTCCTGATAGTAGTAAAACTATTATGCCTCAAAATGCAATGTGGATTAATGAAAAAGAAGGTCAAAATTCAGATTTCTTAAGCAGTCCAGGTTATTTAGGTTTTTGCGAATTTGAAACAACACTATCTTATATTGACAGAGTTACTTTAGAAGAAGTAGAAGAGATTAACGATATTGATAGAACCGATTACCATAGTCTAGTTAAGATAACTCCTAAGAATGCATTAGGAGTTAATACTGAATATAAGTTATTCGTAATTGGTTCAAATACTCAAAATCTCGACCCTATATACAAGAATAATAAAGCAGTTTCTTTAAGAACAATTTATTCTCCTAGTTTAGATAATACAATAGATAGAAGAGTAAAAGTAAAAGGCTCGTATAAATTTAATGTTTCCTCTATTTTGAAAATTAAAATTATTGAAGCTGGAATTGGTTCTTCGGCTCAATATGTATATACATTTGATAATGCTTCTTATGATTTAAATAAAGCATCTAGATGTTCAGCTAGATGGAGAAGTTTAGATAGAGGTTTGAATATTAAGTTCGATAATATTCAATACAATTTAGATGAGGAATTTTTAATTAAATGTTATGTTCCTGAGCTATTAGAATCCTCATATATTATTACATTTACTACTGGAGATGGTTCTGTGTTTACAGAACCAGAAGCCGACTACATGTCTACTTCTCCAATTAACAGCGTTATATATAAAGACCCAGAAGAAAATAGATTAAAAATTATCAGTATCACTCCAGATAACGGGGAAATCAACTTACCTATAGAAACAAATAGAATTGTTATTGAATTTAATAAGAATTTAAATCCTTTGTCTGTTAATCAAAACTCAATTAATATACAAGCCTTACCTGTATCTGGATTTTTTGATAATGGTTCTGTTAAAGATAGAGCTAATAAACTTTATAAAATTATTTCAGTAGTAGATAATAAAATAACAATAGAGTTTTAAGGAGTAGTATGAGAAAAGTTTCGTTAAATCAAAGTATTAAACTTAAAGTTCTATTTACGGATTATAATGACAATCCCGTAGACCCTTCACAATTTGAATTATTAATAACTAAACCAGACCAAACTCAAGTAAACATTATTGATGGTTTTACTAGAGTTGAATTAGGTTTTTATTATATAGATTTTTCTACTACTGATTTATCTGGCATTTATAAAGAAGAATGGATTGCATTAATTGATGGCGTTGAAATAGCTTTTGATTTTGAATTTGAAGTTACTTCTGGTGGTAAGATTATTAATCGTCAAAATAAAATAGACTACAATCAATTAATTTTAATTACAATCGATGAATCAATTGAAGACGTTGATGGTAATTTATTAGGAGAAACAGAAGAAATGTTCTTCTGTACTGAATTTAATCCATTCTATGCTCCTATCGAAATGTTAAGAGTAGAATGTGGTACTTGGATGAATGATATTCCAGACGACACATTAGCTTTAGCTATTCATTGGTCATCTATTAAAGCTAATCAAATAACATGCAAAAAACCAGTAGGACCTAATTATTATTATGCTAGAACTCGATTTGTTTTATTTGATGCTGCTATTAGCCTTTTTACAATGCCTGTTGGTTCCTATGGTTCTAATTCTAAAACCCACAAAACCTTGGGCGATTTGTCGGTTCAAAACTCTGATCTTGACTTGGATATCAAGGATCTTCTCAAAGAATACAAAGAACAAAG